GTGCTACCGGGTGAGGAGTCAAGCGCAAAAGGCAGGCCCGCCACAGTGACACGGGCGCAGAAGATCGCGGACTTCGTAAAACAAACACTTTTAAATACAAATTTCGATCAGGCCAGGCAGGAGCTGCTGCAGGCGGTTTTGTATGGTTTTTATGTGGGTGAGGTGCTCTGGGAAATCAGAGACGGAAGTATTGTCCCGCAGAGAATACGCGCCAAGCACCCGAGACGTTTCTCCTTCACGATGGACCGCGAGCTGCGGCTATTGACGCCTCAAAACATGATTGACGGGGAGCCGGTGCCGGACCGCAAATTCATCCGTTTTACTTACGGATCGAGTGATAACCCATATGGCAAGGGGTTAGGACAGAAGCTCTGGTGGCCGGTATGGTTCAAGAAAAACGGCATCAAGTTCTGGCTGATTTTTTTAGAGAAATACGGCATGCCCACGGCAGTCGGAAAATATGAACCGGGCACGGAACCGAAACAGCAACAGGCCCTGTTGGATGCTATTGATGCGTTACAGAACGAAACCGGCGTTAAAATCCCTGACTCAATGGAAATCGAGCTCCTGGAGGCCACAAGAGGCGGAAAGGTGACCTATGCGAGCCTGTGTGAATACATGGATAAGCAGATCAGCAAGGCCGTGTTGGGGCAGACGGCCTCTACTGAGGGAACGCCCGGTAAGTTAGGAAAGGAAGAGGCCCAGGAAGAGACGAAACAGGATATCCTTGTGGCCGATGCAGGATTGCTTGACGAGTGTCTTAACGGCTCTATTGTCAGATGGATCGTGGATTTCAACTTCACAGGCGTAACCGCCTACCCCAAGCTTCAAACACGGACTGAAGCGGAGAAAGATCTCAGACCATTGGCGGAAAGAGACAAGGTCCTGGCGGCGGAAATCGGGCTCCCGATCGGAAAACGTTATTTTTATGAGACGTATGCGATTCCGGAGCCGGAAGAAAACGAAGAGGTGGTTGTGACCGCCACCGGAAAGCCATTCGATCAAGGCGGAGGAGGGGCAGAATTCGACGAGGAAAACGCCAAACCAGGCGCACGTGGCGAGGACGAGTCCCCTGGCGTAACTTTGGACGCCCTGGGAGACAAAACGCTCACACAGGCCGATTTTGGCGATTTGATGGCCCCTGTGGAGAAGCTCCTGGGTTCGGCTTCCACTCTGGAGGAATTCCGGGACGGGCTGCTGGATCTCTACAGCGATATGGACGAATCGGCATTAGGTGATCTGATGCAACGAGCCCTGACAGTAGCTGAGCTGGCAGGGAGGTTCGATGTATAAAATCTGCTGCGCAGATTTTATGAAACGCGGCTTTGCCGCTCTAAATAATGGTTATACCAGACAATGACGACACCGAGCGCTGAATATATGAGCCTTCCGTTTCAGGAGGCGATTGATTATTTCCGGCGAAAGATCAACATGCCCACAAAGACCTGGAAGGACCTCTGGAAAGCCATGCATGCCCGTGCATTTTCCGTGGCAGGGGCCATGAAAACAGAGCTTTTAGAGGATCTGCGGGCCGCCGTGGACAAGGCGCTTTCAGAGGGAACCACGTTAGCGGAGTTCCGTAAGGATTTCGATAAGACTGTTCAGCGCTACGGTTGGCAATACAAGGGCGGCAAGGCATGGAGAACGGCTGTAATTCTCAATACAAACCTGAGCACAGCCTATGCGGTCGGGCATTACACCCAAATGGTAGACCCTGTCGTATTAAAGGTCAGACCCTTTCTACGGTATGTCGGCTCCAGTTCGGCAAACCCCAGAGAGGAGCACATGCAATGGTACAACCTGGTGCTTCCGGCGGATGATCCCTTTTGGAATACGCATTACCCGCCAAACGGCTGGGGTTGAAAGTGAGGCGTGGTGAGCGCATCCGCCCGTGAGGTGGAAAGACTGAAAAAAGAGGAAGCGGACGGGCCGCATCGTATTAAAACCAGGGCGCCAAAGATTGAACGCTATGAGTGGGTGGATAAGGCCACGGGCGAGATCCACAAAATACCGAAAGGCATTGATCCGGGCTGGGATTACCATGTGGGCAGGGAAGGATTTAAAAGAAGCTCATAGCTGACAGCTCACAGCTCACAGGAGAGAGGAAATTAAAAAGCTGGAGGACTTAGGGGATGGGCGGGATAGCAGTCAGCGTAAAATATGATGATCGGGACGCGAAAAAGTACCTGGGCGGTATCTTGAAACGCATGGGAGATCCGAAGCCAGCAATGAAAATCATGGGCGAGATCGGCAGGACGTCCATCGTGCGCAACTTCGAGAAGGGTGGCAGGCCGGATAAGTGGAAAAAGCTGTCTCCGGAAACACTCAAAAGGAAAAAGGGCAGCAAAATCCTGGTAAACCAGGGTTTCGCGGGCGGTCTTATGGGCGCGGTTAATTACAAGGCGTTTAAAGACAAGGTCGTGTTGTCTGCAAAAAAAGTCTACGCGGCCATACATCATTTAGGCGGCATGGCGGGACGGGGCCGCAAGGTAAAGATCCCGGCCAGGCCATACATGATGATCCAGGATGAGGACTGGGAGGAAATGAAGGCCGCGCTTAACGATTTTATTATCTACGCGAAGACTTAGGACATGGGAGGACGTTATGAAATTCAAAGGTTTTGATGGCTGGATTGAAATTTTCAGGGGCGGGAAACAGGTGGACAGCGCAGGCCGGGAACACGAAGGCGACGAGATCATAGATAAGGCGGTCGCAACGTTTGATGCGGCAGAGCATGAACCGCCGCTTGTAGTGGGACACCCCAAAGAAAACGCCCCTTCTTTCGGCTGGGTCGAGGCCCTAAAAACGACCGTTAAAGACGGCGTAAAGGTCCTTTTAGCCAGGGCTAAACAAGTGGTTCCCGAGTTTGAGGAGATGGTAAAGCAGGGCCGCTACAAAAAGCGCTCTGCCAGTTTCTACCCGGACGGCAGGCTCAGACATGTGGGGTTTTTAGGCGCTGCGCCTCCGGCTGTAAAAGGATTAGCCGATCTCAAATTTGAAGATAGCGAAGAGGCCATAACGTTTGATTTTTCAGATGAGGGCTTGAGCGTTATAGGCGGCATTTTCAGGAGGCTGCGAGACTGGCTGATCGAGAAAGAGGGAAAGGACCAGGCGGATGCAATCATCCCGGATTGGGATGTGGAATATATACGGGAGGAGGCCAATAAGAAAGAAACAATAACCGGCGACGTTCCGGCGTTCAGTGCCGTTAAAGACGGTATTGATGACAGGAAACCAGCCACAACACAGGAGGAGAAAAAAATGAGCAATTTTAAAGAGAAACTCAAAAACTTTCTGGGCTTCATGGGCGTGGACATGAGCAAGGTGCCGGATGATGCCCTGCCGGACAGTGCGCCGGAAGGAACATCACCGGACGGCTTTACTGAAGCGGATCTGGAGAAGGCCAGGACCGAAGCCAAGGCCGAGGCCAAGAGAGAGGTAGACGCTGAGTACGCTGAAAAAGAGCAGAAGAAACGCAAAGACGCGCGGGAAAAGGAGATCTCCGAGTTTTGCGATCCTGAGAAAAAGAAGGTGGTTCCGCGATGGATCGATATGGGGATCAAGGAGTTCATGGAAAGCCTGGACGGCGAGGAAGTCATGGAATTCTCCGAAGGCAAAAAGACTTCTCGGCTGGATTGGTTCAAGGGCTTCATGGAGGATCTGCCTAAACTGGTGGAGTTCAAGGAGATCGCGACAAGGGACGATGACGTTCAGACCGGAGATGCCGCACAAAAGCTGGAGAAGATGACCAGGAAAAAGATGGCGGAGAATAAGGATCTCGACTATACGGCGGCGTTCTCGGAGGTTCAGAAGGAGCATCCTGACCTGGCAACGGAATACCAGCAGGAAATGACGAAGGGTTAAGATTGATCCCGCCAGAGGCGAGTTAACCCGCCGTTTGTTTGGCGGGCATTGAAAACTGAAAATTGAACAAACAAGGAGGATTAAGCATGGCAACAGAACAGGCAATATGGCGAGAATCTTTTGAGGCGGCGGAGGACCTGTCTAACGATCAGTACCGCTTTATGGTCCTGAATTCAAGCGGCAAGGTCAGGCGGCCGGACTCGAAAGATGAAGTGCCAATCGGCATCCTGCAAAACGCCCCGGCAAGCGGCGAGGCAGCGATAGTCATGATCATAGGGAAATCGAAGCTTGTGGCAAATGCTGCCCTCACCGTGGGCACATTCGTCAATCCCGAATACGTGGACGCTGCGGACGCCGGAAAGGGCAAAGACGCGGGCTCATGGTGGGATACGACAAGGGGTATGGTCGTAGAGGCCGCAGGCGCAGAGGACGACCTTTGCTCGGTCTGGCTGATAGACCCGTTCGCAAGGACGAAAGGCGGCATGGTAAAACAGATGACGGTGACCGCACAAGTCGGCACGGTTACTATTACCGCAGCCGAGGTCTTAGGTGGATTTATAGACGGCACCCCAACGGAGGCGGCAACGTACACCCTTCCAACGGCAACCTTGATGGGCGCCGCGCTCAACCAGGTCGGGATCGGCAATGCCGTGGAGTTTACGATTAAAAACTCCGCAGGAGGCGCCCATGCCATAACGGTTGCAGCCGGAGCTGACGGCACGGCAAAGGGAACAATGACCATTGCGCAGAACAATACCAAGCGGTTTCTGCTCATCATGACGGCAGCCGCGACCTACGACGTGTACAGCCTGGGAACGGTGGTTCATTAGGCCGCCCGCCAAAAGGACGGCGGATAAAAAGGCTGAAGGACGAATAACAAATAACGAATAAGGGAGGATATTACAATGAAACCGGACGTTAAAAGTGAAATTATCGCGGGACCCCTGGCGAACGTATCCGTTGCATATCGCAACCTGGAATATATCGCTGACAGGGTTTTCCCGATTTTGGACGGGGCCGATCCCAAGGCGAAAATAACCAAGTACCGGAAAGGTGCATGGTTCAGGGATGAGGCCGGGATCAGGGCCGCAGGCACAAGGGCAAAGAGGGGCGGATATCCGCTGACCTCGGTTTCCGTATCCACAAATGAATATGCGTTTGCGAAGGAGGTTACGGACGAGGACAGGCGTTTTGCAAAGTCCCAGGGAGCACCCGTGCTTAACCCGGACCAGGACGCTCTCGAGTTTGCCGCAGATAAGGTGGACCTGAAAAAGGAAATCCGAGTAGCCGAACTCATTACCTCCGGCACCTGGGCGGACGGCAACGCGGGCGGCGAGGACGCTGAGGGATTGTGGTCGCCTGCTGGCGATACCAATACCTTTTTGGCGGACATTGCCACAGGCAAGAAAAAGATCAAGGAATGCGGCGTCATCGCCAATGGGCTGCTCATCGACTTCGCGACCTACCTGGCGCTAAAGGAGGCCGACGACATCCTGGAAAAGATCAAGTATACGCAGAAGGGCGTGTTTGGAGCCGCCCTGCTGGCCGCCCTGCTTGAGCTGGACGAGGTGCTGGTAGGCAAGGCCGTCAAAAGCACTGCTGAAGAGACGGCAGCCGGTGATGACTTTACCGCTGTCGACATATGGGAAGTGAACGCGGGCAAAGGCATGGGGTTCTTGTACTACAGGCCCAAAAAGATCGGGCTCAAAACTCCCACTGCGGGCCTGCAGGTTCGTATCGCATACGAAAACGGCCTGGCCAGACGCACAAGTACCTGGAGGGAAAACGCAGAGCATCAAGACGTGTACGAAGTGGCGGAAGAGACCGATATCGTACAGGTCGCTGCGGACTGCGGGTATCTCTGGAAAGATACATACGCAACCTAAAATTGATGATTGATGATTGTCGATTGAAAAGACAATCATCAATCATAAAACCAGGGAAGGAGCAAGGTTATGCAAATTAAATACTTAGGGCCGTCACCGTTCGTAAACGTTGGCGGATACGGACCCCACTACAAGGGCAAGGTCAAGGACTATCCCAAAGAGGCGGGAGAGGAGCTGCTGGCAACCGCCAAAAAGCAGGAGTTTGAGGCTGTGCCCGGCAAGTCGGACAGCGATAAGGCTAAAGCGGAGGCAAAGGCAAAAGCCCGCCAGACTGACGGCGGGCAAGCTGAAACAGGGTTCAAGAAAGAGGATGAGGCAAGTCTGAAGCTGGTCGAAAGGCAGAAGCCTGAAGAGAAAGATCCGATCCTGGAGG